AAGAACTTAAATCGAGCAATAGAAGAAAATAACCAATTAGACATATTCGACTTAGGTGTATGACCATGTACAAAAACATCAAAATAAAATTTACCATAAACAAATACAGAAAGTACAAGCCAAGCAACTTTAATCCAAAAATAACAAACTATTGGAGGTCAATGTATTATGACATGTTCAAAAAATGGGAATGAAGCTGATAAACAATATATCGAATTATGCAAACACATATTACAAAACGGAACGAAAAAAGAAGATAGAACGGGTACAGGCACAACGTCTGTATTCGGCTATCAGATGAGATTTAATCTTGATGAAGGTTTTCCATTGCTAACAACGAAAAAAGTCGCCTATCGCTCGATTTTGCACGAATTACTATGGTTTATCAGCGGAGATACAAATATAAAATATTTAAAAGATAACAACGTATCGATTTGGAACGAATGGGCAGACGAAAACGGAGACTTAGGCAATGTGTACGGGCGACAGTGGAGAAATTGGACGACAAGATTCAACATACCGATTGATCAATTACAAAATGTGATAGAAACAATAAGGACTAATCCAGACAATAGGCGAATGATTGTAAATTCATGGAACGTAGGGGAGTTATCGAGCATGGCACTTCCGCCTTGTCATATGATGTTTCAATTTTATGTAGCGGATGGAAAACTGTCTTGTCAATTATACCAACGCAGCGCAGATGTGTTTTTAGGTTTACCGTTTAATATTGCAAGCTACGCACTACTTACACACATGATTGCACACGTAACCGATTTGGAGGTAGGCGAGTTTGTACACACTCTAGGCGATGCACACATCTACAACAATCACATCGAACAAATAAACGAGCAAATTAAACGAGAACCAAAACGATTACCAGAGATTAAAATTAAACGAAATATAGAGAATATTGATGATTTTACTTTTGATGACTTTAAGTTAATCGGCTACAATCCACACCCAAAAATTAAGGGTAAAGTATCTGTATAAAGGAGCGATAACATGATGTGCAATAAACTTTATAATCACAGGCGAAAAATGAAAATCACGCAAAAAGATATGGCAAAGAAATTAGGTGTACATCCAGCGACTTATAAGCGTTACGAAAACGGTGTTGTAGAAATGAACTTGTCAGTTGCTTATGAAGCATCGAAAGAATTGGGCATCACGCTCGATCAATTATACGAAAATTTAACAACATACAGTGATGCGCCATGAAATACCGCGAAGCTAAAAAACAACTACAGTACGCTTTAAGGAATCAAAAGACTATTAGTATTAGCAAGCTATCAAAATTGCTACAATCCATGAATATAAGCGTTAAAAAGGACGGCAGAGACGTAGAGGTTGAGTATCTTAAAAATGAGATTAGAAAATTGAGAAGAGAATAACCATGAAAACGATATTGCTAATCACAATGTTGTTAGCAGTCGAAATACTTTTAGAAATGGGGGATTTTGATGAGTGAGCGACTGGAAGAAATAAAGAAGGGGTTTTATTTCTGGTTAGGAGAGGATGAATCAATTGGAATTCTACCAGAAGATATTGAGTGGCTTATCGAACAAGCTGAACGAGTGGGGGAGTTAGAAGAAGAAGTCCAAGATATAAGCGTATGGAATCACGGACATAGGTGTCACATCCATAAGCTAAAGCAACAAAACGAGCGTTATCGTGAAGCTTTGGAGTTTTATGCAAACAGGGATAATTACAAGCTAGAACATTTCGACCCTAATCTTGAAGGCTATATGAGTACGGTGGATTATGACGAAGGACAAAAAGCGCGTAAAGAGTTGGAGGGTGAGGAATGAAAAAAACACTATGCGTATATTGCCAAGTACGACAAACAAGAAAACACAGCAACATCTGCCAGACGTGTTTTGATAAGCAGTTAAAAGATAGTTTTAAAGACATAGACGTAAGTGTACCAGAAAGCAAGTGGTTTTGAGTCATGCGATGGTTAGTAGAACGAATACACGTAAAAGACAACGAAACATTGCAAACAGTCATTTTATACGCTGAACACGAAACAAACGAGGACGTGCGAAAAGATAATTGGAGAAAAAAGCATACAAGGGAGTTGATCAAATGTGTACGAGAATGACTTTTTAGAGCAATCCAAACTAAAAATAGTGGCAGTACATAGCGTATTGCCACTAGATAGAAAAGTAAAGGCGGTTATTACTACATCTCATTTCGGCAGATTGACAACGAAACCTTATGAAATTAGCAAAATGGAATGGGAAAAGATTATTTTGAGAGGATGGATCGAGTGAATCTTAATAAATTATTTACTAAACAAAAACAACTAGACGAACATATCGTAAAAGAAAAAGGATTACATGGACAAGACTTGCTTAAGAAAAAAACAGTAGCGCTTATATGCGAACTTTACGAATGTATAAATGAGTTCCCGGCTATTTTTAAATTTTGGAGCAATAAGCCGAACAATAGAGAAGATGGACTTGTTGAATTTATAGATGTGATTCACTTTTCTATATCAATAGCTAACGACTTAGGTTACACATCACACAAGTACATCAAAACAACAGGCACAGACCTAAACGACCTAGTATTAGGTATCACCAACATAGCGACAATCATTCCGCAATCACGAGAAAAACACCATATAGCGACATTGGTTAACAGTGTGATTCAGCTAGGTTATCAGTTAGGATTTGACGAGGAACAGGTAATTGAAGCATATCATGCGAAAAACAAAGAAAACCATCATAGACAAGAGAGTGGATATTAATGCGCGTAATAATCAAAGGAGAGTTCCCAACACTAAACGAAGTCATAAAGGCATCAAAATCGCACCACATGGCCTATGCAAACCAAAAGAAGGACTATACAGCACTGGCATTAATGCAACTGTCTAATGTGCCTAGAATCGACAATAAATCCGATTGGGTATTTACGTGGTACAGGAAAGACAGGCGCAATGACCCAGACAATATACAAGTGGGGACTAAATATATACTGGATGCGTTTGTTAAAAAAGGAATCATAGCGAACGATGGCTGGAATCAGATTAATAGTATTAAGCACGAGTATGCGGTAGATAAAGATAATCCTAGAGCAGAAATACAAATAAAGGAAGTGGAATAGATGAAAGAGTTTATAGAATTGTATTTAACGGACATGAAAACATTTTTATTCGGTTCACTTCTCATACCTATTATTATTGCATTAGGATTTTCGATATTTATGCTTATTAAAACGGCTTTAGATAAATAAAGGAGTGCATATATGACTTACTATGACACAACGAAGGTTTTAGACATACTAAAAAATTATCACATATACATGGCAAACGTATCAAATGTTGACAACAGAGATTATGCTAGTGTAGGAGTGACAGTCTATGACGAGGAAGCCACTTTGCCCAGAGCCAACAAAATAAGCGACGTTACAGCAAACGAAGCGTTAAAAGGCATAGACGAACTTCCTCTGTTTGCACAGATGCGTACAGATATTAAATACATTGATGATCGACTAGATAGAGTAACAGACAACATAGAGATACTAGGATTAAGGTTAGAGGGGTTAAGCGTGTGTGATATAAGCGTTGCGGTTGGCTACTCCAAATCACATGTACACCGCAAACTAGTAGATATAGCCGAAAGTATAATTGGAACGAATTTGACAAAAGGTGCGTAAATATGATAAAATTGTTATAGGCGCAAGCCGTAGACAATGCACTTTAAAAAGTGAATCGTAGTCAGTCTGAGTGGATTGGTCGTCCACAAGCGAGCAGGGATAATCCTTGCTCGTTTTATTATTTACCAATTTAAAATAACGAAAATTACAAACGTTGATATGACAACATTAAATGAGGTTGTCTCACGGGCGTAGTATAAATATAATTGCATTAAATTACCAACTGTCCGATAATGTAAATATATAAATTATGGGGGTTGGTAAAAGTGGAACAAAAAGAGAAGTTTTACAAGAAAGAATGGTTCATGTGGTTAATGCTAGTATTGATAACGCCAATCGGGCTTATCATGTTGTGGAAGAATAAAAAGTACGCCGCTAAGACGAAATGGATCGCAGCCGCTATATTTAGCGTGTGGTTTATCGTAATGGCAATTGTTTCGCAGCCAACAGAAGCTGAGATTGCAGAAAGAGAAGCCAAACAAGAACAGATAAAACAAGATCGAGAAGAAAAAAAGATTGCCAAGGAAAAAGAAAAGGCGAAGAAAGATGCTGAAAAGAAAAAAGAGGAAGAAGAAGCGAAAAAGAAAGCCGAAGACGAAGCAGAAAAAGAGGAAGAAAAGAAGGAAAAAGAAAAGGAAGAAAAAGAAAAGCAAGAGGAAGAAGCAGGGGAAGAGGAAGCGAAAAAGGAAAAGAACAATGAAGTAGATGAATATAAAGATGAAATAGTAGAAATAACCCAAAGATTAGCAGATCATATGTTTGACTTTTCGGAACAAACAACAGAGGTAGGCAATGATCCGAGTGCAATGTACACTGACGACTGGGTATTGCGATCAGCTGCAACAGTAGTATCACTAGATGCAGAGTTAGATAATTTAGAGGAACTAGAAGCTCCAGAAGAAATGAAAGAAATACAAGAAGAGTTACAAAGTGCGATAGATTTATATAGGATAATAGCTAAAGAGTATCCTAGTGCGGTAGATAACTTAGATGTTGAGATGATGGAAGAAATATCCCTAAACATAGTAGAAGGTAACAAACATATCCAAAAAGCAACAGATTTAGCAGCAACTAAATAGACAGAGTGGACACTTACCAGATTGTGAGTGTCTTTTTTTTCACGTTAAATTATAAAAGAGGTGGTAGGTGCAGATGTGATATGAAAAAACTAACAGTAAAACAAAAGAGATTTGCAGACAATTACATCGAGACAGGCAATGCCAGGCGGTCGGCAATAAGTGCGGGATATAGTGAAAGGACAGCAAGTGTGATAGCTAGTGAAAACTTAACTAAACCTAATATCCTAGCTTATATCGATAAACAACTGAAAGGTCATGACTTTGACGTTGAAATAAGACAGAAACAAGCGATAGATTACGCTGTTCGAGTGTTACAGGAACTAGAAACAGAAGAAGTCTCTCATGTGGTTAAAACAGGCGATTATGAGCAAGTGGAAACTATTAGATTAAAGCCAAAAATAAAAGACAGAACAGATGCAGCTAAGTTTATTACTTCGATTACATCTGTTGTCGAAAGAAACCGACTGCAAAATATGAAGTTGGAACAAGAGATCAAAAAACTACAGAAAGAGCTGGAAACAGAATCAAGTACAGAAGATAAACTAAAAGAATACTTCGACAAGTTAGATGGTGCATTTGATGACTAAACTAGACGCCATTTATACAAAAAAACAGCAAGAAATATATCATCGTTGCATAAGCGATGATTTTTTTATGCTCATTAATCATGGTGCTAAGCGTACAGGGAAAACGATACTAAACAACGATCTTTTCTTACGTGAGTTGCTAAGGGTACGCGATAATGCCGATTCACTAGGTATAGATAAGCCAATGTATATTGTTTCGGGCGCTACGTTAGGGACAATACAAAACAACGTACTGAACGAGATTTACAATAAATACGGCATTGAGTTTAACTTTGATAAGTTTAATAACTTTACTTTGTTTGGTGTTTATTGTGTTCAGGTCGGACATTCTACTATCGCACACTTGGAAAAGATACGAGGTATGACTAGTTTTGGTGCATATGTAAACGAGGCATCACTTGCTAATGAGGAAGTGTTTGACGAGATTCGCTCACGTTGTAGTGGTGAGGGTGCGAGAATATTAGTTGATACTAACCCGGACCATCCGGAACATTGGCTGTTAAAAGACTATATACAGAACGATGATGACAGTATAATATCTTATTCTTTTCATTTGGACGATAACACATTCTTATCTGACAGATACAGAAACAACATGAAAAACACTACTCCATCAGGTATGTTTTATGAGCGCAACATACAAGGCTTATGGGTAAGTGGTGACGGTGTGGTGTACAAAGACTTCAATAAGTCTAAGCACTCAATATCACGAAAGAAAGCACAGGAAATTAACTTTGATAGATATATAGCTGGTGTGGACTGGGGATTTGAACACTATGGCTCTATTGTTGTAATTGGCGTGAAGGATGGTAAGTATTACGTAATAGAAGAACACGCCAAACAACACACTGATATAGATGACTGGGTGAAGATTGCTAAGGATATTAAATCAAGATATGGAAATATCCCCTTTTATTGCGATACTGCTAGACCGGAATACATTTATAGATTCAAAAAAGAGAAACTGTATGCTAGAAATGCAAACAAAAAAGTAATGCTAGGCATTGAAACGGTAGCTAAATTAATGAAAGGCAATAACTTTTACATCGTATATGATGATTGCCCTCGTTTTAGGCAAGAAATTTATAAGTATATATGGCACAAAACGAAAGATGAACCTAGACAAGAATTTGACGATGTTCTAGATTCCATTAGATACGCAATATTAGGTGATGCCACACCAAGTAGGGGCAACAAAGCGAATAAAGCTAAAGCATTAGGAAGGTTAGGTTTGTAAAGGAGGTTATGAGTTGCAGAAAGTAAACGAGTTTGAACATGGGATAGATACAACAACCGCAGCGAGCAAAGTGAGGTTCTCCAAGCAAGCAAACATTCATTATTTATATGATGATGCGGAAGAGTTGGCAAGGGGAAATGACATACTACTAGATTTCATTAAGCATCACCAAGAACAACAAGTGAAACGCTTGAATGTACTGAGAGAATACTACTTAGGGAACAACGTAACAATGCTATCAGGCAAAAGAAGAAAAGAAGATCATTTAGCTGATCACAGGTCAACACATAACTTTGCGGAATATATATCAGATTTCATTAAAGGTTATATGACAGGCATACCGATTAAAACCAACTATGGTGATGCTACTGAGGAAGACATTGAGGTAACTGAAAACATAAGGGAATTGAATATTCTTAATGATGCAGATGACCATAACGCAGAGATAGCGTTGAATCAGTCTATATACGGAAGGGCATACGAAATGTTGCATCGTAACCAAGATGATGAAACACGATTCTATGAAATGGATGTAACAGAAACGTTTGTCATTTACGATACAACGATAGAGCGTAATCCTGTAGCTGGTGTTACTTATGTAAAAGATGAATTTATGAATGAAACTACTGTACATTTTTACACAAGTAATAAGGAATATAGATTCAAACTTGATCAGGCGATGACTAAATTAACATATATAAAAGACGGTTCGCATCCGTTTAATGGCGTGCCTATCATCGAATATGAGAACAATAAATACCGCACAGGTGACTTTGAAAAGGTGCTTAACCTAATTGATCTATACGATGCATCACAATCAGACACAGCAAACTACATGTCAGATATTAATGATGCAATGCTTGCGATCATTGGCGATGTGGACTTAGATTCAGACGATGCAAAAGAAATGAAAAAAGCAAATATAATACTTGTGCAACCAAGCGTGGACCAAGAAGGAAAGACAAGCAATGCAGACGCCAAGTATATTTATAAGCAATATGATGTCGCTGGGTCAGAGGCATATAAAAACAGAGTGTTCAATGACATATTATTATTTACGTCAACGCCTAATCTACTAGATTCTAATTTTAGTGGTACTCAATCAGGCGAAGCATTGAAATACAAATTGTTCGGACTTGCCCAAAAGCGAGCGACAAAGGAACGATCATTCAAAAAGTCGTTGCGCAATAGATATCGATTAATTAACAACGTATCCGAATTAGTTAATGAAATGACGTTTGAAATAGATAAGCTAGACATTGTGTTTACGGAGAACCTACCAAAAGACATCAAGGCAGAAATGGACTGGTTTATTAGTTCAGGAGGTAGGTTATCGCAAGAAACAATGTTGTCGCAATTAACTTTTATTGAGAATGCACAGGATGAAATGGATAGATTAGATGAAGAAGACCCACAACGACAACAAGGTAAAAACATGTATAGCCTTACTAACTATGAAGGTGAAGTGATTGAGGATGAAATATTAGAAGAAGATGAGATAAATGAGTAAGTATTGGCGCAAGCGAGAAGAAGAAAACAGAAAAAGACTCATAAAAGATAACAACAAATTCATGCGTGAACTCCAACGCAATCATAACGATGCTAGAAAAGAAATACAAAAGGAAATAGACGCATTTTACGGTAGGTATGCCGGTAAAGAAGGTATATCTATGGAAGTGGCCAGACAACGTGTAACCAAGCTGAATATAGAAGATTATGCAACAAAGGCCAAGAGGTATGTTAAAGAACGCAAATTTACTCCAACAGCAAACGAGGAAGTGCGTTTATATAACGTCACTATGCGTGTCAATCGTTTGGAATTGTTAAAGAAAAACATTGAATTAGAGCTGTTATCTTTATATTCCGGTGAAGAAAGATTAATGCTTGATTACTTTACAACAGAAGCATTATACGAATATGAGCGCCTATCCGGAATACTAGGTATGACTGTCACGAGTCGTAAAAAAGAATTGAACGCACTAATAAACGCATCATTTAAAAATGCTACCTGGTCAACTAGACTATGGAATAATCAAGATGCCCTTAAAACAGCGTTAAACAGAGAATTAAATAGAGCAATGGTACAAGGCTTAAATTCTCGTGATACAGCAAGAAACATACGAGATCAATTTGATGTCAGTGTCGATAATTCAGAGCGATTGATGGTCACAGAACAAGCTAGAATACGTACCGCTGTATTTGAGGATTCAGCTAATCAAATGGGTTTTACAGAATATGAATATATTGCCGAGCCAACCGCATGTAAGATTTGCGCGCCGTTGAATGGGGAGATATTCAAATTAAAAGATATGGAACCAGGTATTAATGCTGCTCCCATGCATCCGCATTGTATGTGTTCGCAAGCTAATTATATGAGTCGTGATGAATGGGATGCAGAGTTGAAAGCGAGGGGATTGTAAATGCGTAATCTAAGACGAATAAATCGTAATAATATTGAGGTAGACAGAAAGGAGGATACTTTCCTACAGCACGTTAAAGATCAAGTTGAAAGCGCAGAAGTACAAACGGCTGTTGCATTTATCAAACACACGGATGGGTCTATATATTACGTAACTACTGAAAGTAATAACGATGAATTAGTTGGTGTTGTCGAAATAGGCAAGAATGCACTTTTAAACCAAGATGATGATTAAAAGGGGTGATAGCATGGGAGAAAATAAGACTAAACAACCAACAATAAGAGTAGAGTTGCCTCAACTGGAAAGACTTATCAAAGAGTTAGAGAAAACACGAAAAGCAATCGAAAAATCAAATCGAAAGTGAGGCGATCCTATCTCGGTGGCAGCGACCGTTAGCTGTGAACAATAAGTAGGAGGTAATGTTTTGAATCAAACTACCGTAACTATGCCTATGAAAGAATATGAAGCAATGAAAAAGAAGATAGATTATCTTGAAAGTGTTCGAATAGGAAATTTTGTGCAAAAAGAATGGAAATCTAGAGATGACATGATCAATAATATACACTCACTAAAGTATGACTATGAAGCAATACAAAAACACTTCGAAGAATAAACACAATCACCCTTAGCGAAACGCTATAAAACAAGATAGCGCACCGATTAATGATGATACTTAAATGGACGTCAACGAATTAGTCTTCACGCGCATTTGTCCTAGGCATGACATTAAAAGGCTAAAATTTAATCGTACATGGGGATATGCACAACTTAATAGATTTACATTTACTAGACACTGGACGGGTCAAAATGACGTGAACGGGGTCTTTTTTAATGCATTGATTTAAGTTGCAATTGTTCGTGTGTGGGATGGAGGAATTTATAATGAAAGAAACATTGTTGAACAAAACAAATTGGATTAACAAAGCGTTTGATGATAATAAAGAAAAATTCGAAAAAACATTGCGTTTAAACCTTCAACACTTCTCGGAAAAACCAGAAGGAGAGGAAACGCCACCAAGTGGAGAAAACAATCCAGAAGGTGAAGAAACGCCAGCTGATAAGACTTACACTCAATCAGAAGTAGATAGTCAGATTAGTAAGGCTGTCAATAGCGCCTTGACGAAGCGAGATAAAGAAGTCGAGAAACGCATCGAGCAAGAACGTAAAGAAGCTGAGTCACTTGCTAAATTGACGGAAAAGGAACGAGAAGCCGCTAAGTTAGATAAACAAGCGCAACAACTAGAGGAGCGTGAACAAGAATTACTCAACAAAGAGTTACGAGCAGATGCGATTGACAACCTTATTGAGAAGGACTTACCTAAAGAATTCGCAGACTTCGTTGTATCAGGTGATAGCGAAACAACGCTGGAAAACATCAATGCGGTAAAGTCAGCTTTTGATAAGGCTGTCAACGAGCGAGTTAAGCAATCCGTTCGACAAGAAACACCAGGAGCAAGCAGACAACTAAAGAATAGAAGTTCATTCAATGTTGACGAGTTTGCAAGAAAAAGCAGAATTATAAAATAAGGAGAAGATAAAACATGGCGTATGAACAAGAAACATTTGACCCAGATAACGTAATGTTGCAAGACGCAAAGTCAGGAGCGATTCCACATGAATTTGGTGAGGGAATTGTAAAAGATGTAATCGAGAATTCGAAAGTAATGCAGTTAGGTGTACACGAGCCTATGACAAAGCAAAAGAAAGTATTTAACTATTTAGCGAAAGGGCCGGGCGCTTATTGGGTTGGAGAAGGTCAACGAATCCAAACATCTAAGGCTGAATGGTTACAAGTTGAAATGGAAGCAAAGAAACTAGGTGTAATCTTGGTTGCATCTCGTGAGTTCTTGCAGTATTCCCTTTCTGATTTCTTTAATCAGATGAAACCTAAGATTGGAGAAGCTTTCTACAAGAAGTTTGATGAAGCTGCAATTCTAAATGTGGACAATCCATTCGCGCAGTCAATTGAGCAATCAGTTATTGCTGCTGACAACGTATTAGCAGAAGCATTAACAACAGACGCCATTTTCAAACTAGAGGACTTAGTAACTGATGAGGACTATGAGCCTAATGCTTTCATTTCTAAGACACAGAACCGATCATTGCTACGTCCATTGGTCGATGGCGAGGGGTTAACATCTGTACGACTATACGACCGCTCTACGAATGAATTGGACGGGCTGCCAGTAGTTGACTTAAAATCTGGTGAGTTAGAAAAAGGGCACATCTACACAGGTGATTTTGATCAAATTCGCTACGGTATTCCTTACAATATTAACTATTCAATTTCAGAAGAAGCACAACTATCTACCGTTGTAGCATCTGACGGTAACCCAGTAAACTTGTACGAGCAAGAGTTAATTGCTATTCGTGCGACTATGGATATTGGTTTCATGGTTATCAAAGATGAGGCATTCGCTAAGCTGGAAGGGACAGAGAATGGCGGGGGTGTCGAGGGTTAATGGTAAAAATTAATGCTCAAGTTCAAGGAAATATAAAACCTAATCGGTTTTTGAAATACACAGTGAGAAAAGATAACGATCCTATTGTACGTTATGCTACAGATGGATTCCCTCATTTGCGCAGCACTCAAGAACTGGAGGATAAGCAAGAAGTTACCATTACTATCGCGAATAAGCCTGTTTGGGAAATTGAAGCCGGTGAAAAGATTGAAGTGGGCGAAGCTGTTTACAGTGGTGAAGCTGGAAAAGCATTTGCTAGACGTAAAGGAGACAAGCGTCCTGCTGATTTGATTGGTTATGCCGCGAATCGTGCAAAATCTGGCGAGTTGGTAAGCGTAGTTCGTGCATTTCAGATTAACGGGAACTGGGCCTCTGAGTTAAATAAATTAGTCGAGGGTGAACCTGAACAACCGGAAAGCCCTGATGTCGGAGATGAAGAAGGCGAGGCATAATGCTAGAACGTATTAAAAAAGTAATAGATGTCGAGGACAACAAGCAAGATGATGTCCTCGACATTTTAATGTCTAATGTGAGTAGTCATTTGTTGGGATTGTTTAAAAAGGCTGATAGCACGATAGATGAAATACCTAAAGAAGCAGAGTATATCATCTTTGAAATCACAGTCAGGCGTTATAACAGACTGGGTTCGGAAGGTTTGAAGTCAGAATTGGTCGAAGGTCATAGAGTTGACTTTTATGACTTGAAAGATGAATTTGATCCGTACCAAGATATTATAGACAGTTACAAAAAGGATGACAGTAGCTCGCGGAGGGGCAAGGTGATGTTCTTTTGAGATTTAATAAGCGCATTACTTTTGTCACTGACGGTGAGTCTTACTATGATCCTGTGATTGGTGATTATGTTGAAGGTGAAAAACAAAGAGATACAGTGCCAGCAAACATCAATAAAACAAGCGCTGAACAGTCTAAACAGTTGTTTGGTGAGATAGATACGATTATGACTGTTGCACGTACACAAACACCATATACTAAACACTTTGACTATATCGAGATTGACAATAAACCTTATAAACTCGTTAGGCAAGATGAGTTTAGGAAAGGTGTTTTTTATTTGGAGCGTGATGACGTTGGTTAAAGTTACAGGTGCAGATGCATTGATAAAGCATTTGAACAGAAATGCTACTTTAGATGATGTCAAAAAGACGGTTAAGTTAAATGGGTCTGAACTTCACAGGAGAATGCAACGTAATGCTACATTTACCAGAGGTTATCAGACTGGAGAAACTAAACGGACGATCGAACAGCAAATAATAGATGATGGCCTGACGGCAGAAGTTAAACCGACGACTCACTACGCACCGTATTTGGAACTAGGCACTCGGTTTATGGCAAGCCAGCCTTTTGTCAAACCTTCATTCGCTGTGCAAGAGAAGGTATTTATAAAAGATATGCGTAGATTAATGGGGTGATAAAGTGTCACCAAGTAAACAAGTATTAGATACGATTTGGGCGCACCTGTCGTCAGTTGGATATGATGTGTATGATTATTTGCCAGCTAAAGATGTTAGTTATCCATTTGTTCATTTAGGCGATACATTTGATAATGACAACAGGCGAATAAAAGGACTATTACGTAGTGAGATATCACAACGAATAGATATTTATGACACATTAAAAAATCGAAAACAACTAACAGAAATGCATGAATATATAAAGGAATATTTGCGCTCATTGCAAGAAACAAAAGATTATACAGTTAAAATATCAAATCCTATAACATCATTTATAGGTAAAGATGAATCAACTTCTACCACATATTTTCGTGGATTTATAGAAGTTGATTTTTTAGTTACGAAAAAACTAGGAGGTATTTAATATGGCAGACGATCCAATTTTAGAAATGATTGACGGTAAAAATAAGATACTTTTATTCAGAGAGTTGTCTAAACAGGCAACGGAAAATGCTACAAAACTAGTGTTTCAAACGGAGCATACATTTTCATTTAGTCGTGAATTAGACAGAATTACAACAAAAGACGGAACAGTTATCAAAGTTGGAGAACTTGAATCAGAGGTAGGCATTGAAGCGATACAGGCAAAACGTGATCCAGTAGCTACATTTTTAAGAGCAGCTGCAATTCGTGGTACGAAGTTAGAAATTTGGGAAGTGTCAGTAGATGAAGACTTAAAAGAAGAAGATAAGTATCCAGCAATCTATGCGCAAGGTTATTTAGATTCATGGGAAGGCTCAGCAAGTGCAGAAGATGAAGCGGAGATTTCATCTAACTTTATTGTTGAGTTAGAACCACAATTCGGAATGGCCACTATAACAGAAGAACAACAAGAAGCAATTCAATATGCATTTACGGATACCATTGCATCATCTGAAAACGGCGGCG